TATCGGGAACAAACGGCGTTGACGAACCGGATATGGGTACGTTTCCGCGATATTCTTCAAACGTAACCCCCGCGTATCGAAATTCGCTACGAACTTGCGAATCGCGCAGAAATTGCGATTGTTGGTACTTGAAAGACTCTTTGACTTCCATGCTTGACGTGATTGCATCAATAAACTGTTGCGAGGCAACGCAACGGATGCCCGTATAGGTATCCATGCCAAGCGCATCTTCGATTTGACGACGCGCCGAATTGCACATGTTTTTGATCTTGTTTGTTGCTGCCGTCAAATCACCCGCCGCCCAAGCAAGATCAGCGGTTGGTTTTGTGATACCGAATTCCGCGTACCAATCGTAAATGGTCGAACCGTCCGCGTCTTTCAGCAAGCCTTGAATTGCACCGATACGGTGAAATTCATGCGTTGCTTCAAAGTTTTGCCGCATGTCGGCAAGCTTGTCATTGACGATTTCTGCGACGGTTTCTAATTCGCTTTCGGTTCCAAACGAACGAATGTTTTGCACGTCGTCCGCCATGACGTTTGCCGCCAACGGCAAATGGCAAATGGTGAACGTGCGCGCTTGTCGCCGCCGCCCGCCTTGCGCGTTAGGTGAACTTCCGCGCGCCGCGTTCGGCACGATCATCAACTTGCCGTTGCGCTCTTCCACCATTACGGAAGTGGTGGTAATGCCTTGCTTTTTGAAAATGCCTAACTGTCCCAACCGATTGGGTACATACGGCATTTTGTTAAGCGCTGTTGATAGCGACAACGTACCAAAAGCATCGCCACGAAACACGTCTAAACTTGGCATGGTAAAACCCTTTAGCTGCTTGGTTATTTTTGTTGGTAGCTGTTTTGTCTTTGAGGCTCTTGGATCAACACGATTTGGTTTGCAAGCAGCGCGCTCGTATACGCTGCTACGTTTCCGGGGTTGTATGGTCCACTGCCGCTCGGGTCATTATCGCCGCTTTGCGGTAAATATTGCTTATCTAGTACCGCTGGTCCGCCAACTAAAACAAGCACATTTCCAGCCGCATAGCCTTGCGTAGCTATCGGCCCAATGGTACTTGATACCGGCGTTCCAACATTCGGCGCTTTTTTTACTGGCCCTAATACTATGCCTTGCGCTGACGCTGACGACGCTGCGCTTAACAAATCCGCGTCACCGTTTCCAGAAAAACTAACCAGCGCTCCAGGTTTCACCGTCGCTGGCGCACTCAACCCGTTGTATAGTCGGCGCTCTTCGGTCAAATACTCCGGCTCAGCGCAACGTATTAAAACGTCACCCTCAGTCGGAGAAACCAGCAAGTTTTTTGCAGTTTGTGCCATGCCAAAAACTACGTTAGCGGGTTTGCAAATCTTGTCGCGCGGGTTCGGCACGGTAAACGAAACCTAACCGACCCCACATGGTTCGCAAGTTTGCTTGCGCGTACGTCACCCCGCCGGCTGGTCCGGTCACAATCATGTTTGTGCCGCTGCTGTAAATCAATGTTTCGTTGATAACAACACCGTACCCAAGTTTGAGTGTTGCGAGTTTCGCACCGCCAACGGGTACAATCATCGGTTCGAGCAAAATCGCATCTGCCGCCGTCAACGTCGCCGGGTCTGCCATCGTTGCGCCTTGAAACGGCGTACCCGCTGGCAACGAAACTGGCCCCGCCGAAGCATTAGCGAAAGTGATTGACCCTGAATCGTACTCGCGCGACAAATCCTCACGAATGAAAACGTCACCCGATTCGTAAAGTTTTGTTTTTGGTGTCTGCGACATGGTATTGCAACCTTATTTTGTGGGGTGGGTTATTTGTTTTGTGGGTCCGCTTTGGTCGATTCCTCAAACCACGAAATGCCCAATCTATCAAGTGCCGTTTTCCATTGTGCTAACGTCGGCGTTATTACTGCCCCGTTAGCAATGTTAGGAAAGCTCAGCAAAAGTTTAGATGCGTTGACTTTCAACCCTATGAAATTGCCCGGCGCACCGCCCGGCACCTGCGAACCTGATTTGGCATCGATTACAGCTACTCTTGTTACAACCCCCGGCTCTAGTGTAACCTTTTGGTACACCATTTTTTGCATTGTTATTAACGAATTAGCTGGAGTAGCGTTCAGCGTCGTTAATGGGTATCCAGGAAAAAGTATTGTAGGTCTTGAATTTGTGAGGACGCTTTGAGTTATTAAAACGGTATCCACAAACCACGAGCTAGGTTGGTCGCCCCTCACAAACACGTCCCCGCATTGTGGCGGGTTTTGTTGCATTGGCGCGGCCATGTCTTATACCCTCAAAACCGAAACCCGAAACCGAAAGCCTAGTTGCGACGCGCTGCCATTTCGCGAGACTCTTTTGCGCGACGCTCGGCGTTTGCAACTAGCGGGTTGACTTCACCGCCAGCGCTCGGGTTGCTCAACGCAAGCGCTCCGCTTAGTTGCGCACCGGATTTTTCACCGGCGTTAAGCGTCTTGTTTTTCTTCAACGCTTCGCAAAGCTTGTCAAACGTCACGTCCGAAACTTCGGTTGCGTTTTCGTCCGCTGCAATCGCGTCCAACGAAAGAGCTAGCGCCGGCTCGCCGCAATACTCTGCGACAAGCGCGTCGCGAACGGGCGGGAGAATGTGACCACCCAAAACCAGCGCGTCGAGTTTCGCCGTGCGGTTATCTTTCAGCATTTTACCAAAGCTTGCAGCAAATGCGGGGGGTAGCTTTTTCTTTTCGGTTGCCATATTCGGGGGTCCGTTTGTCGGGGTTTGTTGTGGTGTTTCGGTTTCGGTTTCTTCCGCGCCGCCACCTTCCAATTCGTCGATTTTGTCTTTCATCAATTGGAATACGCCAACAATGGCGGTTGTTATGCTCGCATCGTCCAGTGTTTCGGCGTTCGGTACGCCTAGCTGTTGCGCTAACGGCAGTAGTGGGCTAGCGGACATATTTGGCACCTGCGCTCCATTTGGGGGCATTTGGGGGGCCGTGTGCTGCGCTACAACAGCCTTTGGCGCGGCTTGCGGTTGCCCCGGCGTGAAACTCGCCGCAATTGCTTGAAATTTGCCCAATCCCGGTATTGTGGGGTATGCTGTAATCGCCAAATGTCGAATAGGTCGAACATATGTTCGGCCTTTGCCGTCCGTGAACTTGTGCGGAACGTATACTGACACGTCGGCGTTTTTGGCAATCTCTGCAGCTTTCGCATCTTTGAAATGTGTTTTCAAAAATAGCGCATCTTCGTTGCGTTCATTTTTGCCGATACGCGAGCCAACAACTTGACCTTGTGTTGCTGTTGGGTCGTTTGTGTGCCCCAACGGTATCGGAATTTCGACGCCATTCGCAAGCATCAATTGCGTCGTGTCGTGAAAGTGCTTCAAAACACTTCCATCAATTCCAAATTCTACGCGCGGCGTTTCGCCGTCGTCGCGAACAAATTGATCGAAAGAATAGATAACTTCTTTTTCAAAGAGCAAGCCATCATTGCCCGGCGCATTATCCAAAACCCACGGCGTTAAATCCGGGGCAAAGTAAACGATATCATCTTGAAATTCTTTTTGCATGGTCACCCTCTATAAGTATATAGTAGCTGTAGCTACGTTTGATTAGCTGCAAATCACTATTTTTCGGAAAATAGTTCAACGTCGTTTTTGGTACTAGCCGCCCAAAACGGGTACCGCACGTTGACATAATCAATCTTAGCTTCTACCCATGCGTCACCATCGCAAAATATTTCAATTCGCTCTGGGTCGCGTAGCGAAATGGAGCTACCCGGCTTCACCCATTCGCCATTTATGCACGCCGCGCACTTTTCACCCTTTGCGGACAGATACACTAATCCTGTTTCGTTTACCGCCGCCGCTGTTTTTTGTAGGTACAAAGTGCCATGTTTGATCTTGTGGTAAATTTGTTCACCGCTGATAGGCTTTGGCCCGTTCAAACTTTGCAATTTCTGCGCTTCAGGATATTGCGAAAGTTTTTGATACAAGCCTACGCCGTCCGAACCGAAAACGATTTCCCAAACTCCGCTAATGCCGCTTGCTGGTATCGTGAAAACTTCACGATCAACCTGCCAATTTGTATCTCGCCAAAACCGCTTGCGCACGTTGTTACTTATTTCTAGTCGCGGCACATTCAACGCAATTGAACCGTCCGGTCGCTTGACATACATGCTACAGCCTTGAATATCACCAGCGCCTAACGATTGCATATCCACCGTGATATCGAACAACTCCACCCCACTCGGCACTAAAATAAAAACATGTGTGCCGCGTATTTCCATATCATCGGCCCACTCCGTATACAATCGCGAAATTCCGAAAAGATAGTTGCCCGGCTCGTAAATCGGCGATAACTCCAATAGGTTGTGTTTCAAATACGATGCCGCCAAGCGCGGCCATTGCAACATGAAATGTTGATCGTTCGCCGGCCCCGGTTTGCAACCAAAATCAATCCACGGATCGCCGGCCCAATTTGAATTTGCATACAAAACCTTTGTTGCACGCTCAACCGTTGACATTTGTTTTTGCGCCCAACTTGTGTCGCCGGTTATTTCGGTTAGCGTTGCTGCTAAACTCATGGCCCAAACGCCTTCTATTCCCGGTAATACGCCCGGCGCTTGCGCAACAATCCAATCTCGAAATGTTGTGTCTTCTGGAAATGCTTCATAGTAGACACTCAGCCAATTAGGGTACCAAATCGGCCCCGGCGCTTGATCTTTTAGCGGTATGCTCATCAAACTTGTGCGCATTGCTTGAATTTTTGTTAGCAGCGCAGTATCTTGCCGCTCGCCATATTCGTACAGATAGATTGCGTGTACAAAGCTTGTGTTCGCTTCTCTCGCCCAACTGCCTGTATAGAAATTGACGTTTTGCGCCCAAAGTAAATATGCGTCTAACGCGTTTGCGTCCGCGTCGATAAGCCACGCCATTAAATCGCTTGTCGGGTCCGGCCAATGTCCGGTCAAATCCGCATCAATGTCGTTACTATCCATGCCGTAATCTCGACCACCCCACGGCAAGCAACCCTTTGCATGATACTTCGCTCCCGGAATATGAAATTTCGTTTCCGGCCCCGGCGTACCATCCGGTTTTCCAGCCATTTGGTCATATCGCACCGTCCCTATCGATGCGTAATACTCTGTTGACACTCGCGCGAAGTGTAGCAAATCGTGATTGCCGCTCCGAAAGAACAACAGCCACCATAAAAAATTCTGTTGGTAGTGTCCGTTACTCCAAACACGATGTAAACTCGGGCGAGATTGCGCTATAATTTCTTCACTGTGTAAGTTTCCATAGTTGAACAAGCCATAATCGCCGTAACGTGAAAATGATTTTTCATTTCCAAGCGCAGCGCGGATAACCCATTGGTCAACTTCGGCAATTTCCGGCGATTCGTGGTCTTCACTTGGCGCAATCGGCCCTAAAACTTGTGTGCGGCAAGCTTCGCTCGGCTCGACGATGCCGATTGGGTTGTTTTTGTACAACTCCATTAGCGGTTGTGCGTTTTCCGCTTTGACGATAGCTGCAAAATTTGCGTGTAGCATCAACCCTTGCATGTTCGCCGCGCGTGCGTACTCAGCTTTACACTCTGTTGTGTCGGTTTGCGTTTTCCACGCGTTAAAATACGCATTCGGCAACCTTGGATCAAGCAACGGCCCAGAATGTAGCCACAAATTCTTGTACAAATTCTGTGCCGCAACTTCGCTATCATCGTTGCGCTCTACAACATTAGTCCCCGGCCATTGCCAGAATGTCGCACGCTCCCCCAATTCGTCTGTAATGTAATATGGAAATTTGTACTCCATATCGCGTCCAACCAAAACAATCGGGTATAGCATGTTTTCAGTATGCGCAAAATCAATACCCATTTGCGCGATGCCATGTAAATTCATGTTCGCGCCGAACGTCGCGCCATGGTCATATTTAACAATGCGTGAATTGGCAAAAACATAGATACGCGTGCAACATAGTACAAACGGCGGTACGCGTTGCTCGCGTGATTGATACCAACCAGATATTTTGACGCATACAACTTGTGGCCCGACTAACTCAACTTCAACTTGTGCTAACGTGTCTTCTTGGATAGAAAACGCGATACCACGCTCGTCGAAAAGAAAATGCGAACCAACCGAAATTTGCTCATCCGTTGCGCTATCGCTTATGATAACTATGCCCGCTGTCGGTACTTTTTCGATAACGACGTTTATCAAACCGTTATCAATTTCAATTTCTGCTGGGTTTTCTAAAACTCGCAACGGCGATACAAAAGCATTTTCGTACAAACGATCGGAATAGTATTCGTATTCGACGCCCGCGAGCAATGATGCGTGTACGTGTTGCCATTTAGCCGAACCATCCGGCCAGCGCATAACGGTTTGCACTTGCGCGCGCATAGGCTCGCCGTCCGCAAGCAAACCACAAGTTTCGTCGCCGTGTGTTACTTCACCACGGCCTAGTGGTACGCAAACATGCGTCGGGTAAGCTTCAAACTCGTTAAGCTTTCCGCTGATTATTATTTTTCTTTGCATTGGATTTCTTTTCTAACTCCATTTCTGCCCGACGTTGTGGGGACGGTATGTAATCTGTTAGCGCTGCTTCGCTTACCATCGCGTCAACTCTTGCTTGCTCTTTTTTCTTGTTTTTCTTGTTTTTCATTTTTTGTAATCCTTAATTTCGACTTGTTCGACGATTATGAAAGTTTTTATGCGCGTACCGCTATGCACTACGTTTTTTTCTACGCTCTTAACGCGAAACGTAGCGCCCGCGCGTGTAAACACTTCATGTTCGCCACCTAAACCTATGGGCGCAACTTCTACCGCACCTTTCGGTTTTAGTATTTTAAACAATACATCGCCGCTGCCTGTAAAACCTTTTGCGCTTGCTTCGCTGTCGCGACTTGTTGCTTGTGTCGCGTGCCAAGTAAACTCGCCCCCCACATCCGTGTACATTTTCATAAACGTATCATTCAGACCGTACATGCCGCGAAACAGCGGTACGGTTGTTGGGTGTTTGATACCTTTGTCTAGCGATTCATTCCACGCTGTTTTGTCTGCGCGCACTCCCTCTATCGGATTATGTTCGTGGTAACTGCGCCACTCGCGCAACTTCTCGCCCGTGTTAAAGTATATCTCTGCCGATATCATCGGCTTTGACGTACTAAACCAACTCGTTAGCAATTTTTTTGAGTGGTACGAAAGTTTTTTATGCCATTGCATAACCTTTTGACGTTTTTTGTCCGGCAATGCCGTGTATTCTCTAGTATACTCTTTTGTATAAGCGTAGTCAATAACCCCTTTGGGGGTTCTCGGCTTGTATTTTTTCTTCGGCTTAGCTTCTAATTCTGCCGCCGCTTCGGCTTGTTGTTGTTGCGCCAATTTCTCGGCTTCAAACGCCGCTAGCTTTGCCTTGTGCGCTTCGGCTTGTTGTTTGTAGTATTCTGCCGCGTCGTCAAGCTTCTGTTGCTGTGCGGCTTGCTCGGCTTTGAAAGCCTCTAGTTGTTCGGCCATTTTCTCTTGCCAAATCTTTTCAGCATCCGGCTCGGGCAATGGCTCGGGTAATGGCTCGGGCACGAACGGTTCCGGCGCGGGTGACAATTCGTTTACCGCGATAGGCTCCGGCGCGGGTTGCTCGCCGCTGTCCGTAATCTCCCCCAACACTTCGCCGGGGTTATAACCAAATCCGGGGTCAGCATACGCATCGTCTGGCGCGTCTACTATATCTTCGGCGTCGTACAGCGCGATAACTTCACATCTGCAATTGTAACCGTTAGGTGGCCACATTCTTTGCCAAAATTCATCATCTTTCGGAAGTGTGACGCCCTCAGCCGCCGCGTGATTCTCCCGTGTGCGGTCATCCATTACCGCCGTATATGTGTAACCCCATAAAATTTCTTGTATGTCGGGGTCTTGGTATGCTTTCCAACTGCCCGCGCCATAAGCAACAGCGCTTGACGTGCGGAATATTGTTTCTAGCTGGTATGAATTTTGCGGCGTCAACCCTAATGCGTCGAAACGTGCGCTTAAAACTTGCTTCGCCTCTTTGACGTGTGCGCCTTGCTCGATCAACTTATACGCCGTAGCGCGAACATCTTTTTCCACTGTATCCGAAACATTTTTCAACGTGCGCAGCGCGGTTATGCTATAGCGCTCTTCCAACGCTCGCAAATTTACATCAGGCCCCAGCGTCTTGCGCATAATTTCAATCGTATGCTCGAAAACGCTGCCCGGCTCGATAGCAAGTTTTAATCCGGGGTCTGCTTGTCGTGCGGATTTCTTTGCGTCAATTCGACCTTGCAAATTAGCTACGATCATTGTTTGCGCAAGCAACGGCACAAACTTCGCTAGAAATTCTAGCTCGATTTTGGGTACATGTCCGCTATTGAGAGAAACAACAGCTTTAGCGCGCAACTGCGCACCTACAAACTTAGCAACGCGTACCGCTCGCGCCTCTAGTTTGTCAAGTGCTTTGCGACTAGATTTCGCTTGCGCTTGCGTCCGCGCTGCTAGAATCATCATACACACCCGGCACGTTTTTCGTGGTTTCCTGCCCAACTAAAAACAATTGATTCGCTAGCGACGCTACAAAAAACTTTTCTACCATTTGAACATGATAGAAAAGCATGTGTTTTGGTATGCCTGTTTCGGCAAAATCGGTAATGCCGCGAGAATCATACAACTCAATACCTGCCATGCGTGCGCTTGTTACGATAACTTGGTTAGGGAACGGCGTAACGAACGGTACGGTGTACGGACCTTGATTCAGCCTATCGTTTATTCGGTAGTATGAATTCTTTAGCGCCCACTCTATGCGCGCGTCGATATCCGTTTCGTTTTCGTTGTTATCAACGTCGGCCCATTGAAAAACATTTGTTTTTCCATAGATCAACTCGATATCATTGCGTGTCGCGTACCAACTGCCCGGCGTTACTGGAGTAACTGCCCCCCCACCCGGAAATTGTTTCGAGCCAAACTGCGCCGGGTCGTATTGCTTGTTCTCAAATTGATTTGCCATGCGCTCATCCTTGTGCAAGATTCACTTGACGGTTGCCGCTCGCATCGAACGTTGTCGTGAATGCGAGGAAACTGTCATACCCATAGTATTGTTCTTGCCCGGTGCCCACACCAAGATTATGCCCAACTGTTGACGCGAAAACGTAGCTAAGCAACAAGTCAGAATTGACTTCGTTGTTTGTTTTGTCGATTTGTACGTACCCACTGCCTATCGGGCCGTCTGTTGCTTTTGTTGCGGGGTCGTAGCACAGAATCAAAACATGCTTAGGCAACGACGCCTGTGCAACATCGGGAATCATGCCCGCGTACGAACCCGGCTCGCCGGTTGCGTCAATAAATTGGTTGCGGTAAAAACCTACGTTGTTACTGTTGTAGGTTTCAAACAAACCCGTGCTGCCGTTTAGATATTTGCCGCCATCTTCAACGTCAATGACGACGAAAAACAAACCGTTTACGCCCGGCTTGTATGGCAAAACAACTATAGCGCTCATATTGTTACAACCTACAAAGTAGGGAATGCGTTAAGATTTACAACGTCTAATTGGTATCCGTTTGGATTACCAAGCGTATTAAACGCCGCGTTTATTTGTCCGGCCATTTCGGACATTACAATTCCAGACAAAAACGAATGCACAACCAAACGGTTATTATAGAGCAAGCATCTAGGCGAACCACTATCACCGCCGACAACTATTAACGCATACTGAGCGCGATCCCCAGTTGTCGGCGCTTGCGTCATTGCTGACCAACTCTCATTTGGTGGTACGTTACTATCGCCGATCCACTCTTGAATGTTTGATATTTTACGTTGATCTTGTACAAACATTGGAAGATAGCAAGTTAAGTCAGCCGCGCTTATTCCCGTGATACCTACACTTGGCAAATGCGGGCTATATACCGGATGTGTTGGCAAAACCGTTGCATACCCTATATAGCTGTCAACGTCACTGTCTAGCACGTATACTTGACCATCCGAAAACGTACCTAGTGGATACGTGATATTGAGCGTAGCTGTAATAGTGCGTTGACAAATGCGGTTTGTACCGTCTTGCGCAACAAACTGTACCCATGTTCCGGGTGACAATCGATTATGGTTGCACCCTACAGCATGTCGCGGACTGAATAGCGTAATTTGATCCCGTGCGCCCGACATAGAATTAAGCGCCATGATTGGCGTAATATCTACACCGGATTGCGTTGCCCAATTCAATGGGTTGCGCGTTATTGGGGACCATGATGAAAACGCTGGCCCGTTTATACTCCGCGTTGTTCCGGCAATCTTTGCATCTAGGTCGTGCGCAAACTTGTATGAAAGCCAACCCGGCAAATAGTCCACAAAAACTTTTGTTGATACCCCGCCCGTACTTGATACATCACACAATATACTAAATGTCGCTGTTGAACCATCGGCTAAAATGCGCACTTGCCCATTTGAAACATAGCTTACGCGCCCGGTTTGGTCCACAGTTGCTATACTTGATTGCGCAGAACGAAAACGCGAAACAAGACTTGTATTTATTTGCGCTTCAAGTATTTGTTGTGCATTCGTTATTTGTTCCATTTGCCTATCACGCTCGTTAGGCAATGGTGCGGACGTGCCGCCTATATTTGTTTGTATAGGGGTTTGCGTTATACCAAAAGTCTGTACGGGTATCGGGTTAATGATACGCGACGGACTATAGTTGATTGTTACCGCCATACTACTTCACTCAACCGTCACTCACCACGTTACACGCAAGCGCTGCCGTTGCGCCTGCGGTATTTGTTCCAATATTTGCACCTAACCCGCCCGTGCCATACTCGGAATGCGCTATAAAAACGCTCTGTGCTGCAATTGCTGAATTCAACTGTACAGCGGTCGGCGCTTGTGTTTTGAATCGCGTGTACATAACCCGCGAGCCGGTTTCCAATCGCAACATTGGATAGCCCCAATCGCAGTTTTGGATAATCGATCCATTTGCGCAATTGAAATGGTGGCTTGCTCGCGACGGACTGTATTCTAAAATGCATCGCCTCCATTTTCCAGTTACAATTGGCGCATTTATCGATGGAGATTGCCCAACCATTTGCGACGCGCTGCAATCGGTCATGTTTACAGCCCACGTATGGTTAACGATGCTCGTATTGCTTGTAAATAGATTTATGCAGCTAGTCCGCACATTATTACACACTCCCGTAATATTTGAGAACGTCCCGCCCGATCTTATCACCTGTGAAAAAACCAAATCAGTATTCGACCCTTCAAAAGTCAAATTCTCGAAATATATATTAACTGTACCATCGCCGGGTATTTGCCATGACCAAGCGTGCGAAGTTTGACCAACCGGCTTTATAAAAGTGATATTCCGGCAACGAATGTCGGTAGCTGTATCGTTAATTCTAAAAAGAAAATTGCCAACATAACACCGCACGCCTTGTTGTGAAATTCCAACAAGATCGACAAATGGAACGTCGAACGTGAACAAATTGTTAAAATCGTATTCCCCAATCCCCAGCAAAACCGTAACGCGGTTTGTTGCTGATTTTGGCTGTCCGTATGGATTCATCGATTGCGCAACTTGAAACGCTGCCACAACAGCCGCGCCGCTTTCGAGCGCTGTGCCGCCAGTAGGTGACACGTAAATACAAGACTCACTCGAAAGACTAGCGGAAAATCCACCGTTAGAAATTCCATCGCCGTACCGCAATTCTTTTGTGTCACTTGTAACGACTAGCTCACCGGCAGCGGGTACGATTAGATTTAAATCGCTGTGCGTCATGTACCGCACTTTGACAAGCGCATTTATGGCGCTTTGTGTGTCTAGCCCAGCAAAGCCCAAAGGTTGATCGCGCTGTGATTCTTGAATCGTGCCGTTAATCGTAGCTACAGTCGCGGGGTCAAGATTAATAGACGTGCCAGTTACATCAATCCCCACACCGCCAGTATATATGACCGGCATTAAAATCGGATCGATCAACATACAAGCACTCCAAGAAAAAGAAACGCGCCCGCGCGGCAAATGGTGAACATTCGCACAAGCGCGGGGCGCGCCACCGGGCAGGGTGGGTTAAACGCGCGGCGTCAACACAACCTTTTGCGCTTCCAATGACGTAACCGAAAAAGCTAAACGCCCCGCGATATTCCGCACGCCAGCAGACATATCGGCGTCAGCGTAACAAACCGCTTCGGCTTCGCCCGGTTGAATCGCCGTACAATTCGCCGTTGCGCCATCAGTACGCGCAACGCTTTGTACTTCCAAAATTGCCGGGTTGCTGCTCGTCCAAACCGGCATACCGTCAACCGGCGCAACATTGTCGTTTGCGTCCAAAAATGTTGCATCTACAACAATTGTTTCCCCTACTTTGATCGGCACAATTTCAATTTCGCGCGCCGATATCTTCACCTTTTGCGCTTCTGCCATGTTTCCCTGCCTTTCGTGTGAATGAAACGAACAAAACCTAATATCTACGGTAACTTGGCAACGGCACAACGCTACCCGGCATGACTTGCACGTTAATATTTCCTTCAACCGCCACGCGTCTAGGTGGCAATCGATAACCAGCGCCACGCCAACGGGTGTCAGTTTCAATCGCTGCTGGATCGGGTGGTACATATGGCAACGGAGTAGGGTACAGTGCGGGGTCTAACGGTACTTGACCACCGATTCCCAAACCAAAATCGCGCACAGGCACAGCGCGGCCCGGCTCGCAAAACCGCCGACAAAGAAACTCCCGCAATCTCGCGTTGTTGACTTCAATTTCGTTTGCTGCTGCTTGCAAGCGTAACGCTTCAACTCGTCGCTGTTGCGTTCGTGCAATCAGCATTTCAGCAAGGCGGTAATCCTCCGCCAACCCCTCACGCGTGCGCAACGCTTCGGTATCGACTGCCGCACGATCATACGCCGCACGATCAACAGCTAGCGCCGGATCAACTGCAAATTGTCCCAACGCAACAGATAAAATCAATGCGCTTAACATGTTAGTACCCTGTGTTTTGGTAAATGACTTCGTTTTGTACGTCCGCGCGTAATCCTAGCAAACCGCGCCGTCGGGGCGGTTGTGGCACTGGCAAAGGTATAGGTTGTTGCCGCGCTCGTAACTGTTCAAGAATATCACGCTGCCCAAACGCTTCACGTTCGCGTTGCTGTCCGCGAATAACTTGGTCAAACCACTCGCGTTGCGTCATCTGTGAACGAAAAGCCTCTTGGTGCGCCAAAATTTCTTGTAACTGCCGATCTTGTGACGCTGCCCAACCTTGTTGAACGCTTGTTTGTTGGGCAAACAATTGTTGCATTGCTAAAATTTGCAACAAAGTATGGTCGCCACCACCGCCATTACCGCCGCCAATCGCGCCGCCCGCATAAGGCGCGCAATTTGACGGCGGGTAAGGTGGGTATGGCGGATAGCTCGGCGCAGCATAATAGGGCGCTGGCGCAACTTGCGCCGCCGGTTGTTGGTAGAACTGCGCATTCGCGTTTGCGCTCCATACTACGCACAAGACGAAAATCAGCGTGCTTGCTTTCATGTTGCACCTATGGTTTTTACCACGCGCGATAATATGCGCGTGTTGGTACGCCGTAGATCACTTCGCCACCAGCCGGATATGGTACGTTTGTATCGGTACACGTGCGCGTTCGTGTACCGTATGGGGGACAGTGTTCACCGCCACACGGTACGCAACCATTTTGCGGACAAGTCGCGCAGCGCGCGTGCGCTTGCCCGCTCCCGCAACCGCCGCCGCCGCAAGCCCCATAAACTTGCGCGCCACAACCGCCAACAACGCCGCCGTTGAATTGCACGCCGCAACGGCTCGCCGTAATGTTGGCGTTACAATCGGTCGTGCGCACGTGTGTACCGAAAATCCCGATCTTAACGTGTGTGCGCGCATGCGCTTGCGATACGAATACAAACAAGCAACAAACACACGTCAAACAAACCGCAATCAAAAAACTTCGCATTACTTTACCCCCTTTGCAAGTAGTTCTAACTGACGTTCGATACGGTCCAAACGCTGTTCAATTGTCTGCTCGTTTTGCGGCTTAGCTCTTGCAACGTATTGCGGGTTAGCGTCTAAACCTTTAGCGCCGGCCCACGTCGCGTACTGTTGCAAATGTTGTTTGTGTTCCGGCTCGCCTAACTGCTGGACAAGCAACGCCGTGCGCTTTGTTGCGTGCGCTACAAATGATTCGAGATTTTTTAAGTCTGGGTAACCCGGATCAAAATCCTTTGTTGCCTTAACCAGCGCCGTCGCGTATCCGCAAAACTCGATTGCGTGCGTTAAGTCGCGCTTCCACGCGCGTACCCCCGGATTTCCATCGTCACCCAACGGCAACCCACGTGCGCGTAACTCTTGCGCAACTTCCATGCCCGAAATATACGCGTTTAACTCGTCCAGAATGTATAACGGCTGATCGGCCCAACCTGCTACCATTACGCCGCCGCTCTGCGCGCCCGTCATGCCCGCATTGACTTGCGCGTTATCCATATACGTTGTCCACAAATCGCCGCGTAGCTCTTGCGGCACGTAACGATTCACAACAACTTTTTTCATATTCGGCTCGCGGAGTATCATCGCAACCCCCTTGCCCGGAATATAAAAGCCATTTACACCTTCACCTAACTCGACGCGCAACCCGCTAGAAATGCCGTGCGTTGTTTCATGCGCCCACGTTATGCGGTCTTCGGTTCGGTATTCGTGTTGCGCCGACATGTTCGCTTCTATGTCGGAAAGCAACGCGCCTAGTTGCGGGTTACTGAATTGCCTTATCGGCGTGCGCGTGTGCCAACCAAAAGTTTGATTAGCTTTCGCCGGTTTCGTGCTGCGGTATTGCGTTGAACCGATTAGCGGTCTACCTTCCGGCGAAACCGCGTTAAACAACCCGCTAGGTTGTTGTGGCAAAGAGCATTGCCCGTTTTGACAGTCGGAATATTGCGCAACGCAAAAGACTGTCGCCGCTATTAGATTAGTCACCATGCCCGGTACTCTCTAAACGAATAAGCCAAACGCACCACAACGCAAGAGCATACGGCCCCAGCGTGTCCACCCAATAATATATAGTGGTGTAATCCACGTTTGATTAGTTACAAATTGCTTTATTTCTGTTTTTTCGATTCTCGCGCCTTGTCCAAAGCAATTGCAACGGCTTGCGCTTGCGGTTTGCCTGCCGCAATTTCCGTTTTGATATTCTTGCTCACCGTTTTTTGTGACGTACCTTTTTTAAGTGGGGACATTATTTTGCAACTCCTGCCAGTATTCTGGCGGTACGGGTCCAAGCGCCGGCCCGGTAACTGCCATCGCTCGGGGTTGTTCGCTTTGTAGCTCGTTGAAATATTCGGTCAGCAACCCTTGCACGGCTGGCATACTGCCAAGATTTTGCACGGGGTTTTCCGGCAAGTCTAGTTGCTTGCGAAATGTTTGCATGTCAAGCGATTGCAACTCATTCATTAAACCATCGGGATTTGTAATGATTTGCGTGTAGATTTTTTCAAGCAACTGCCGCTTTTCGTCAATCAATGGGCGCGGCTTAATGACAATGCTCCCGCAAGCATCGTCGCCGTAATTCGCCTCTAACAAAAATCGCACGGCTTGGTTGTTGATTTGTTCTAGCGCTACTTGGTGTCGCATTTCAAAAGTGGTAATCGCAAAATCAGCGTGCGCGCTTGCTTCGGCTTTTGTCCCGTACTGACCTTCGATAACGGCCCGCTCTGGCATTCCAAAAGCACGAACTTTTAACGCGTCAAGATACTTTTGACGGTCAATAAATCCGGTTTGCGTAACACCTTTATCGCTGATTAGCTCGATCTTCCACGGGTTTTCCTGTTTTCCCGTGTTGGCGTCGGTAATAAACTGCGCCACTTGTTGCGGGATTGCGAGTTTTCCATTCGATTGCAACTGCCCAAGAAAACTCATGGCGATACCGTAGTTGTCGGTCAATGCGCCGTTGTACGGTGTTGAACCAACTGGGTAGTACACAACCCACGAAGCGCCTGCAATTTTTGTATCGTACTTATTTGCGCTCGCGTTGACTTCGTTCCATTGTGTATAGATCAATCGCGCGTTTTCCATCAATGCACGACCGTACCAATTCGTACCTTCAACGTCTAGCGCAACGTGCAACGAATCATAAACGCTCAAATCGACCTGCCCAGCATTGCTAAAACCACGCACGTTGTAATTGTACTGCCGCAAACCAAGATATTCGCCCGTGTATTGATCGATAAGAATCAAGGTTTGATCTTGAATCAACTGTTTGAATTTGCTTATCGTCACACGGCCATCATCGATTTTGCAAATCATTTCAAACGGCGTCCAACCATAATCGATATAGCCCTCCATGATCGCCTTCATCAAATAGATGCGCCATGGTTCCATTTGCGATTCGATGAATTCTTTTGCGCCGGCTGGCGCGTCGTCTTTTTCTACATAGGCCCAGCCGACCGTAACCAGCGGCGCAACGCATAACATGCGCGCAAACGCAATCGTCGGATCGATGCGCATTTCGCGGTACGTTTTGTAGTTCGCTTGCGAGCGATTTTCTAATTCGCTATTCGCGTGTGAACCAAACTCGCCGTAAATTTGTGGCGTCGTGCGCTCGGGCAATTGCACGTCATCAAAAATTTCTGGGTCAAGCGCTGCGGGTGTTTCGGCTTCGTTATACATGATCGATATGCCTTACTTTTTTAGAGAAATTACCGGCGCACCAAAACGCGGGTTAGACGCCTCTACTTTGCCCGCGCTCATCAACCGTACAACTGCCGCGTTTAGCTTCGCGTCTTGCGGTCGCGTGTCGCCGTACTTACTCATAGGTACTTGTGTTTCATGCGAAAGGTTGTGCAAATCCATTTCGCCTTTATCCTTCAACGTCGATAGGATTTTGTTATCTGTCCACTTGTTTTCGACGTGTTGCGCAAATTCTTTCGCGTCTTTGAATCCCGCGCGCTCACTCTTGCTCATGTTCAGCCAATGATTGAGCGCGCTTTGATTCGCTTGCCCCGCGTTTGTTATGTGCGCGCCCGGCATACCCATGCGCGAAACTGCTTTTTCTACGCTCGGATGGTCTGCCGCGCCCGTTGCAAACTTTCCATCAGGATCGCGCGCTTGATCTGGATTAAAAGACAGCGCCAAGTCTCGCGCCGTCAACGCATAGAAGTATTTCGCCGGTATAACACCCATGCTCCTAGACCCCTACTGTTGAAAAAATCGGTGCGCTTTCGACTTTGAATGCAACTGGGAAAACGGCGTGTATGACGTACCCTAACGCATCGGTAATATGTCCAATATCGCCGTAGTCGTTTGGCTCGTTGCTTCCCTCTTTGTAACCGCGCGTCGCAAGGTCTTTGATTAGATTTTTGCAGCGCGGATGGACAATGCACCGGCGTTTCTTGTCTGCATTGCAAAACAACGCGTTACACGCCGCGAAACGATTCGACCGACTTGGATTTGTGCGCGGATAATGCACTCCTGCCATAACGTGCGTATTAAAACGCGTATCGTTTAGGATTTGAATGTAATCGCTTTCGCTCGCGCGCGTGTTGCGTGCGCGGCTTGTCGCATCGCCAAAAAACTCAAACCCCGCCGTGTGACTTGCGAACCGTTCGTGCAATCGCGTCAAACAATCTGCCGTGTTTGTGTTGCGTACCCATAGTTCATCCAAAACGTGCAACTCTTGATTGCTTCGATCTTGCATCGCGCCGCCATGCGGGTCCGCGCCGTGCAATTGACAAACAACCCATGCCATCGGATCGACATTAAAATCGCTCCCGATGATTAGCGGCAACTTCGGATCATACGCAACGTCATTGCGCACGTTTAGCACTTCGTCAAACGCGTAAAAGATTGCGCCGGAAATACTCTCCCAACTTGCTA